AGGCTGAGTGTGCGCAAAAGTAGTAAAATGAGGTAAGGGGGATGGGAAATGAAACAGTTTTTTACATTAATTTAACGTCCTGAAAATGTAGATCCTTTCATCCCTTTACTTTAAAATGCTAGTTTATAATCGTTTGCCAATTGTTGACGTGTCCTATGAAGGAGTATAGTTGCTATAATTGCCAGAATAAGAGTTAACCTTGCCCGATACCATGATATACTCTTTGTCTCAATGATAGTCGGGCAAGTTCGAAAATTGTTTCTATAATTATGGGATTTCTCGATAAAGAAGCTTTATTTATCGTTGCTTTTATTTTCTGTCTCTTCTTTAGAAGGCTGTGGTTTGATGATAAGTCGCAGGGATGGGTCGTAGGTGAAATAACTCCACATCCAATCTATAAAAATAAATAAACGGTTTTTTACCCCCACTATGCTCATCAAGTGTATAAATAGCCATACTGCCCATGCGGGAAATCCACTGAAACGTATCTTTTGCAATTCTACCACTGCATTATTTCTCCCGATGGTTGCCATAGACCCTTTATTATAATATTTAAAAGGGATGAGCGGCTGGCCCTTTTCGATATTTCTCAGATTCTTTATTAAGTTCATGGCTTGCTGTATGGCAGGCTGTACAACTTGCGGATGTCCTTTAGGATACTCTTCTGAAATCATTAGTGCGGTGTCACCTATAGCAAATATATTTTTAAAGTCTTGTATCTGATTGTGTTCATTCACTCTCAAACGGTTGCCTGGACCATAGCATTCGGCAGGAAGGCCTGCTAGACTGTTTGCTTTTACGCCTGCTACCCAGTAAACGTTGGCTGATTCTATAAAATTCCCGTCATCCAGTACTAACATATTATTCTCGTAATTTTTTACTTGTTGGTTCAATAATATTTCTACTCCCAAATGAGTGAGGTATTTTTTTACTTCTTCGGAAGATTGGGGGGAGAAGGCGGAAAGCAAGCGTGGACCACCATCTATTAATATGATTCTCATCGTACTGGTGTCTAGATCGGGATAATCGTGCGGAAGGATGAATTTACGCATTTCGGCTAGTGCCCCTGCCAGTTCAATACCAGTTGCTCCTGCGCCGACTATAATGAAGGTCATCAGTTGCTCCCGCTTTTTGGAGTCATTAGTGTTCAATGCTTTTTCAAAGCTTTCAAGTACTTGGTTACGATTATGCAAGGCTTCTGCTGTGGTCTTGAGGGACATGGTGCGTTTAGCTATTTCGTTGTTGCCGAAATAATTGGTATAGCATCCGGTAGATATAATCAGATAGTCGTAGCTTAGACTGCCGATGGAAGTGGTGACTTGTTGTTCTTCAGGATGTACTTGTTGTACTTCACATATGCGGATATGAAAGTCTTTGTATCCTTTGAATATCTTGCGGAATGGGAATGAAATAGCACTGGGCTCGATGCCTGATGTGGCTACTTGGTAAAGTAACGGCTGGAAAAGATGGTAGTTGTTTTTATCCAATAACACAACTTGGTAGTGTTGTCTTTTCAGTTTGCGTGCAATCTTTAACCCGCCAAATCCTCCTCCGACAATGACTATTCTTTTTTTATTTCCTTTGTCGGGAATGTTGGTTATCTGTTCAGTCATAATGGTATTTGTTATTTTATGTATATAATAACAAATAACTGGGGTGAAATGTTTAGTGTCATGGCTATTAGAAATTAAAAATTCCGGGGGATAATGTAGGATTGATATAACTTACGTCTCGTGTTTGCACTAGCCTGCCATTCAGAGTGTAGAATAATTGTTTGGTGGCCGACGAATTGTTTAGGTTAACAGTAATTACGTACAGAGTGGTTCGTTTAGGAAATTCTATGAGATTTACATTGGTGGCAGTCCACATGGCGTATGGACTCAATGTAAAATCATTATATACGTTAGGTGTCAGTTGATCTGTAGTTTGTAAATCGGTATTAGTCATTACCCATTGGGCATTACCGTTCATCCATACTTCTTTTTCAAAACCATTTTGGGTAAAAGAGGCCACATAATAATTCCCTTGTTGGCTCCAGCTTACGTTCGTGGCATGTGGATATATCTTTTTCAGTGCTATATGAAATGTAGTGGGAGAGGTAGCAGACAAGGTGGTGATCAGTACCCATAATATTACACATATAGAATAACATCTCTTCTTCATGGTATTTAAATGTTTTGATGAGGTTGATAAAACAGCTTGGCTATACTTTTTGTTCGCCGGTATAAAACCTGATTTTGTGGATTTTTTCCACACTTTTGTGGCGTTGTCAACAGGAATCTACACTCCTGAAATGAAAAAGCGTATATGTATGTGGTTGATTTTTAGTTAGATATTAAAATGAGCAGATTTGTGGCACGCTTCTTGTTTTATTGTTGTCGGTAAAAATGAATAAAAAATAAAGTAATTATGAAAAAGGTATTAGTAACATTGGTATTAGTGATGACTTTAGGCGTGTCTGTTTCTTTTGCTCAAGCGGCTCCGGTAGAGGTTCCGGTAGTGGAAAAGCCTCAACAATCTAAGAAGTTGGTTTTCTCGGAAATCTATATGAATGATGTGCCGGAAGCCGTGATGGACAGGCTTGCACTGGAAGGTGCTATGATAAAGCAGGCTTTTATGGCCTATGGCATTGATGGAAGCCGTATTTATAAAATTAATGTGTTGACAAGTGATGCTCATGAACAGACATTGTTCTTAGGTGAAGATGGTAAAATTTTGCAATAGTTAGTATATTTATAATAGTGCTTTTACATGAATTCCCGGCTTGTGATAAGTCGGGAATTTTTTTAGTTAAATTGTTTCTTGACGATATTCGAAAAATAATTAAGAAATCTCTTGTGCATAATAATTGTAGGTTTTATCTTTGCCACTCAAATTTAAAAAGGTGATACAATGGAAACTTATGATATATATTTTAAAGAAGGTAATGATTTTGCTAATAAAGGATTTTCATTGAAAGATAAGGCTAAGGCCATTAGAATGGCGGAAGATATGTTGGCTGAACGCAAAGGATATGTGAAGGATTTTGTTGGAGGAACTATTTCCGTAATGTGTAAAGAAACGAAAGAGGAAGTTTGGTCCAAGCCGATAGAGGAGGTTTAATGCAATTTTTACATCTTTTTTTGCCTTGCCAATCATAGAGTTGTGAAATACAGTGCTGTAATTGAAATGGTACGTAGCCGTTAATAGCAGCAACCCTTGGTTGTATTTGTGGTGGATTTGTTATTGGCGGACATGAATATTTCTTTCTCTTCTAGGATATTCGGTATATTTCTCCTTTCATGCTTTTGCCGGACTGATATAGATAATGCCGGGTAGCACTTGATAGGACGATGATTGTTCTTTTACTAAGATGCTTCAGTATGACTTTTTTCCGATCCTATCCATTCTTGACATATAGTTGTTATTCATAGCTAAATACACCGTATTCCCAATGAAGCTTTCTGTGGGGATCCCTTTGGTGTTCGTGTAACTATTGTGACTGTTATTATGCCGATGGGGTATAGTATTGATACAACAATGATTTTTCATAATAACTTTTAACTTATGATTTAGATAGCTCCGACTTGTCACAAATCGGGGTTATCCGCTTGTTATGCTATTAAACTTGGTCAGCTATTGGTTAACAATTTCACGCAACAGTAACTCTTTGGCGCAAAAGTGACAAATAAATTTTTTGTTCACATGAGAAAAAAACTTCCCCAAAAGCTTTGTATTATTGATTTTCTATGTATCTTTGCATCGTTATTATTTCTCGGGGTATTAGCTCATCTGGCTAGAGCGTTAGACTGGCAGTCTAAAGGTGGCGAGTTCGAGTCTCGCATGCTCCACATTACAAACCTCTCTGTTTCAGAGGGGTTTGTGTTTTATTAAGCTTCTCCAACTTTCGTTTTTGGATAAAAAAAAGACAGTTTGTGCCACTTTTGGCAAAAAGAACTTGTCTAAAACGAATCCAGAACAATTATGACAACTCTTAAAGCCGCTGTTGTTCCGGCCAAGGTGCTGAAAAACGGCAAACACAGAATTCGTATAGCAATTGGTCATAAACAGGAAACAAGATACATCGTTACCCGATTTGAAATAGATAATACTGCTAATTTTAAGGGAGGGCAGGTGGTAGGTGTTCCTGATGCTGCACATGTTAATGCTAAATTACGTGGAATACTTAATTCATATCAGGATGCCTTGGATAAGATAAACACATCATCCTATACTTGTACTCAACTTGTCGAATACTTGTCCTCGGTAAAGCAGGGAGCCATCTCTTATAGTGTCGCTTCGGCTGACTATATGCAGAATTTGATTAAAGAGGGGAGAAGGAGCACTGCTTCTTTATATCAAAGGGCGAGTGATTACTTCATTGAGTTTGTCAAATATGATATAATGCTTGATGGAATTACTCCCCGGACCATAAAGGATTTTGATATTTATCTAAAAAATGTCCGAAGGCTGGCTCCTGTTACTTGTGGTATGCACATGGCACATTTGAAGGCAATAATCAATCAAGCAATAAGGGATAAGAAGGTATCATATGACACGCATCCTTTTGAATATTATGAAAGACCGGCAGGAATGCCCAAAGAGCGTGATATCTCGGTAGCTGACGTAAAGAAGATAAGGGATGCGGAGATAAAAGAGAAGTCCCAGCGTGTTGCCAGGGATGTGTTCATGCTTTCGTATTATCTAGGAGGTATCAATCTGATGGACTTGATGCAATACAATTTCAAAGATGCGAAAATTATGGAATATGTACGTGAAAAATCAAAAAACACAAAGAAAGGTGATATGAAGATCAGCTTCACTATTCCTGAGGAAGCAAAACCGATTATCAAAAGATGGATGGGGCGTAATGGAAAGCTTGATTTTGGTTATAAATACTCTTATCCTAATTTTCGTAACTATGTAACAAAAGAAATTATAAGGCTAGGGGAGAGGCTGGAGATAGAATCGCATGTCGTATATTATTCAGCTCGTAAATCCTTTGTCCAACATGGTTTTGAGCTGGGCATACCATTGGAAACTTTGGAGTATTGTATAGGCCAAAGCATGAAATCCAACAGACCGATCTTTAATTATGTCAGAATTATGAGAAAACATGCTGATGAAGCCATAAGAAAGATTTTAGATAATCTAAAGTGAGGATTTAAGAACTAGAGCGATTGCTTCGGCAGTCGCTTCCTCTTTTTCTTTGTCTATCTCTGAGTTTAGCCGTTCTATCAAGTCCATATTCCCTGTGACAATCGTTTTTGTGCCCTCAGAGGAAGAAATTGTAAGCTCATAGTGTCCATAACCTATAAACTTTTTAGATAGCTGATAAGTGGTTGGGGGGGTAATTTTGACATATATGCGAATTTCGTTAGTCAGCGGAAAAAGAAAACGGTTCCGCTTTCCCGTTGCGTTACATTCCGTAATCGAAACAGTGGGTACATTAATACTCCACACGGGGGTCGGAACCGTGTTATGAAGAAGCTACAGGCAATAAAAATCGTCTGTAGCTCAATACGAGACAACGCCTCGATTACTTCAAAATGTAACGCAATGCAAAGATGGGTATTTTATATGACTTTACAAAAAACAAAATGGGAAAATTTCAATAAAGCATAGGGGTGAGAGATTATATAATGATGATGAAAAGATAGGAAAAAGGCAGCTTATTCGGCTGCCTTCCACAATTCTTCATGGACCATTCTTCGGAATTCTTCACTTTTGGCGAAATATAATAGCATAAAAACAGCCATTACGACTATAATAAGAATATGTGGAATTTTAGTTTCCACAAAAGTAGAGACTATGGCGTGAAGCAGTACTATGTCATTTTTGGGTGCTTACTACTCATAGGAATGCAAAATTAAGCTTCATAATATATAGCCATCGCAACATATTGTTCATCACTCAGATTTACAACTTCAATAATCTTCTGAACTCTATTAATTGCCAGAAAACGATTTACCTTCATTTCGACTTCCTGAAATGAAGTTCCTGTTATAATCGTACATTTAATCATAATTATTCATTTATATGGATTCTACCTTCATATTTGCGTATATAGATTCCTCTTTATCAGAATACATATCAGATTGAACTAAGCGAATATAAGAACTCATTCTTGGATCAGTAAACCTATATACCCCTTTTGTTAATCTTCGCAAAATCTTATCGTTAGAATTGGAAACAAGTTTACTTAAATATTGGTTCAGTCTTTGTTGAGTTATTTCCTCATCAAAGATAAGATTGTAAATAAAACGAATGGATTTACTTCTAATAAATTCATCATAACATAATGCTGTCGCATATAAAATCTTTCTATAAACAATCATTGTAGAAGATGATTTTACGGTCTCATCATAAGACTGTCTCAATGAATTCTCACAATCAAGGATAGATTTTTCTATAGCTTCATTAACGTCATCTATATCAATGTCTGTTACTTCATTTATAATAGCTCCTTCTGCTGATTTTAATGAAATCAAATGGGTAAAATGAGGATAGCCAGAGCTTAGTCTGCAAATACGAAATTTAGCATCTCTTGTAAAATTCAATTTTAATTTAGCTGAACCGCTATTTATAATATCAACCAGTTCTCTTTGAGACATCTTGGACAATTTGATTTCTTTCAAACATCTTTGTACTGAAGGATGTCCTGCTGTTAATTCTTCAGCTGATTCCGCAATTCCAACCACAAATATTTTAAAGGAGGAATTCGAATCACTCAATAATTTAATTAATTCAGCGACTTTATGCTTATCCTCTTTGTTTTGTATAGAATCGAATTCATCAATAAGCAATAGTGTATTAAGATCCTTCAATTTTTCATAAATCCAAGAAGGAGATTGCACCTTATCCATAAATCCATTGTACTCTGTACTCTCTTGACACCCAATACCCTTTATGGAAAAGCTACCTGAAATATTTTTTGATTGTATTGATATATCTATACCGCATTTCATCAATGCACTTTCAAATATGGTACTAAAAGAATCTGATTTAGAACAACGTTTTATTACCAAATCCTTTCCTGCTATTTTAATAAGTTTGCTTGATGCAATATTAGCTAGAGAGCTTTTTCCAACTCCCCTATCGCCAAATAACAATACATGCTGACCTGGCGTATTCAACGTAGAAAGAATCTGTTGCACTTCAGTTATTCTTCCTCTAAACAAGTTTTCTTGATTAATAGGAGTATGAGGAGTAAATACATTGCGAACTCCGCTTTCCTTTAATCTTCGCTCATCTTCGTAAAAAATTTCCTCTGATTCGCACATCTTAATTTAATTCAATAGAGTTGTTCTAAAATATATCGACAAAGATAGGAAAAAAATGAATATAGATATAAGAATAGACGTTTTATTATTGAACTTTACCACATAAATATATTATAACTCACTCCAACACCCACATACCAACCTCCCAGATAACCATACCCAATCTGCAAGCCCGATCCCCAGCGCTTCTTCTTCTTCTGCTGCTGCTTAATCGTATGATAAATATCATTTGTCGCCGTCTGATACACCATCTTAGGAAAGACCTTAAACTTTCCACTCAATACAAGTTCTATTCCCTGAAGGATACAGGTATAACGAACATGCTACGACATTTATGATGTGTCAAGTGTACGCGATCAGGCCCGTCACAGCAGCATATTAATGACGGATATCTACACGCCCCATGATATACAAGAGGCCAATGACCTTATAAAAAATTACCAGGGGAACTTTTGATAGACAAACATCAGGCCGACGTTCCAAAGGTACGTCGGCCTGGTATACTAATGTTGTTTCGCCACCAGTACAACAAAAATTAGTACAGTTACACAAACACAGACAAAACCGATTTGTCTAAGCAGCGTGGATTCTTTTTTATCCTTTACCCCTTCAGTCTTGGTTTTCTCATGGATATCGGAAGTGGTTTCCTTGTCAACTTTCACCTCCGTACTATCTTTGGTTGCAGTTTCCTTCCTTTTATTCTTGCTGAAATCACCTTCCACATGACCGTCTGCCAATAACGGAGGTTTCCCGGTCAGGCTATCGGGCGGTTTTCGGGTATCATAGATACAGAAATCAATCACATAGTTACTATTAGTAGTAATGAGTTCGCTCAAAGAGGTACTTGATCCGTGTACGATGTTGACAGATTCACTGGCGCTATCTTTGCTGATTACTTCTACATCGGACTTGACAGCCTTATGCGAGCTGCCACATGATCCGAACAACAGGAACAAACACATAAAAGGAGCCAGCAATATATGTCGGCTTACCCAGTTCATAACTCTAACCAACATAGTCTACAACTTAAGAACTTGCATCCTGTTATTTCCGTCAGCCCGATAACTGACGTGCACCCAAGCGAAGTTAGACTCGTCAATCAATTGATCATAGGGCAGGTTCTTGCGGATATATTCAAATAACAGCTTGTTTTGCTGTCTGTCTCCAGTGTCAATATCAGCAGCTTCCCCCTTCATGTGCTGCGAGGTCTTACTTCCCTTGACGGCCGCATTAAGTTCCGGACAGCGATAACCACTGTTTACTGTTATAGGCTTTCCCCACCATGTGCGTAACGGGTCCAGTACGTTGTCCACCAAGGCAGTCAGAGCAGTCACATGCTCCTGTCTGCATCTGTTATTTATTCCCAAGCGGTCGGCCGTGTTACTACGGCATAATTCCGCAATCGTAAAAAACTTCATTTCTTTTCCTCCTTATCTTTAATTAATGTAGCCCTGCGTGGTGGAATACGACGGCCGCATTCGCTGTCGGGCCTGTCACAACGGTTATGTTCGGCATCTTTCAATTGCAGTTCCAGCTCGTGGCACTTATGAATCCATGCCAGCTTATCAGACTGTTCATTACGAAGCTCAACGTATAACGCATCAATCTTGGCGTCACGCTGGGCGATACGTTCTTCCAGCCAGTCAACCTGCTTGCGCTCGTTCTCATCCTCCATTGAATCGGCGGACGCATCCTCTTTCCGTGCGTTCGTCTTGCGGTTCACCCAGAACGTGACACCCCAACGGACAGCCTCCAATCCTCCGAAAGCCCCGATTATAGCCAACCAGTCGTTTAATTCCATTCTGTCTATTGTTTATCTGATTATAATACTACTTCAAAGATATGTCTATTTACTTACGTCATTGTTGCAGAATTACTTAAATCCATTGCCACGATATGACAATAAAAAAGAGCCTGATGACAATATTTATTGCCATCAAGCTCCTGGTTACACTGCAAAGATAGTGAAAACTATTCCATATTCAATTCATATTGAAAAAAATAATCAGGAGCAATATTTCGATTATCCGAAGAAATTAAAGAGTCACAATATTAATAGAAAACAAATAGGATTCATGAAATCTACCGGTTGTCTATAAAATCAGATGTTCTCAAGCCTTTATCGGGAAACATCTTTACTTTTTTCCTTTTCCTTTGAACATTTTTCAAGTCACGCACAATGGTGCTGGAAAGTACCTCCGAATAAATCTGTGTGGTCTTTACGGAAGTATGTCCGAGCAGTTTCTGCACAGTGGTAATAGCCACTCCCTGATGAATCAGCAGGGTGGCACAGGTATGACGGCTCACATGGTAGGTTATCCGCTTTTTGATACCACATAACCCGGCCAGCTTTCGAAGCTGCTTATTCACTTCCGAGTTACAAGGCAAAGCGGCAAAACTTCCGATATCCGGATAGCGGTCAAGAATGCCCAATGCCCTGCTTTCAAACAGCAGATGTAACGGCAGGCGGATTTCCACCCCTGTCTTGACGGATTTGAAGTACAGCCACCGCTTGCCGTTTATCCTAATGAAATTCTCAGGTGTGAGCTGGCAGAAGTCAGAATAGCGCAATCCGGTATAACAGCAGAACAGGAAGGCATCGAGCACATGGCGCATGGATTCCTCTTCCACTTCGACCGTTTCCAGCTTCTTCAGCTCGTCCGGGGTAAGAAACTCATGTCTGCCTTTCTCCTGTTTGATTTTGTACTTTCTGAACGGATAAGCGTCGGCGTGCATATATCCCTGGTTGATTGCCTCATTGACCAAGGTACGGAGCTGTCTCATGTGCTTGGCTATCGTATTGACCGCATTGCCCTTTTCTCTCAAGTATTGCTCAAAATCACGAAGGAATGTATAGGTAAGATCCTTGAAGTCCAATCCGGAACGGAAATCATTCAGGACCGCCAGTGTAGAGTGCAGGTTGTCCTTGGTGGACTGTTTCTTGTCCGAATTGTCAATGGCTGATTTGGCGAAAGTGGAGAAGCTGATATTCACGGCACTTTTCTTCTTGACTGCATCCTTCAGTAGTGAGAGTGTGGCAGGTATTCCGCGCTTCCAATACCCCAACTCTATGCCTTGCAGATACAGGATGTATTCATAGAGCATTGCGTTGAGTTCGTTAGATTGGGGGTGGTTAATGACTTGTGCCCCCTCACGACTCCAGCACTCAGGCTTGAGGTAAACATTGGTCTTCAGGTAGATTTTCCTTTGATTTAAATAAGCTTCAACCTGTACAAGAGCCGTGCCTTGCTTATTCAGTTTCTTTTGGCGGTTAAAGACCAACCTGTATCGTATCTTCTCTAGCATATTTTTATTTTAAATTTAGCTATTTCCTCCCAAATAATCAAATTCGACAATATTAATCCTAATCTTTCGATCTGGGAGAACTTCAGTTAAATGAAAACTATTTTTTGGTAAATCACATGCTAGGAGAAGGGGCTTTATACAAACTGAATTATCCTAAAGATATAAACGTTACTTTTGATATTATTGGAGAAGGGAATAGCGAGAACGCAGACATCTTTTCTTTTGTATCACATCACGTTAAAGGAGTGTCCGTTGTAAAGAGTATTGGTCCTAATTTGCTGAAAATATACAAGGATGGAGATCATAACTACTATGTATATATGCCTGTATTCTCACGAGCTTTGATATATTTTACCAATCGTGTTTCTATGGATAATGCCATTTCAGCAACTAAAGTAGATATAGATATTAGTACGCTCACACAGGTAGGAATTTAGACAAGATTTTCGGCCTGTTGGCGACCTGGGAGGACTGATAGGGATAAATGATTCGTGGTTTAGGAGTAGAATTCCTACATTTAAAGGAGATGTTGAAACGTTAGTAGTATCAGGAATATATGGAATAACACCTGAGTCTATTAACAATCCTATAAATGGCTATGGAATTTTATCCGTATTTTCGGTTGGAAACGAATCACGGGTTATGTACTTACTAATATCAGTAAATGGAGCGACATTTATTAGGGTGAAGTATGATAAGAGTGATAGTAAGTGGAAAAAATTAAGTTTGGCTTCCTAGACTAAATTTGCTCTAGAAGTAATTGGCGAACCGTATCTTTGACATGGATTAAAACGGGTGGTCCGGTACAAGCCGGTGCCACCCGTTTTTTTATGTCAAAAATCAAGATTAATAGCATCACTTGGAATTGATTCCACTGTTTCTAAAGAGGAACTGTATAGTTGGGTCATCGGGGCAAATAAGATATTAGCATATTGAGCCATTTCAACAAATAATGATATTGAGTTTGTTTCCTGTATGTAGGAAATCGATGATATATATCCTTTTACTCCATTAATGAGCTTACAAAAAACTTTGGTTTCGTTCCATATCATCACAGAAACAGCTATTGTAGAAACAGAACCACTAGTGCTACCTACATATAGAAAACCATTAACCCATTCACCGGGTGAACTTATATTACATTTTAAACGACAATGCAAATTATTGATTTTAGCAATATTTCTGCACACTTGATTTTTGGGCATTAGTCCATCTTTTGTCGGTGTTGTAACACCAATCAGTCCTCCCAG